GAATTATAACCGCGACCGCATCGCCAATCAGCTTTCCCGCATTGCAAACGAGCTTGAGCAGCAAGGAGCCCGCAAATGAGCGCACCCACACCCACACCCACACCTCGCACCGAAATCACGTTCACCGGAACCTACACCTGCACGCACCACAACGACCAGCAGCGGGCTGCGTGCCCAGTGTGCCTCATCACCGCCCTCACCGCCGCGCGTTTCACAACTGGTTAACAAAAGAATAAATATGTTCCAATACACACAAAAATGGGAAGACCAACTGGTTTACCCCGCCGATACAATGTACGAGATTGATCAAGTAAAATTGGTCAAATGGCTAAAGCATCTACGCGATCTAAATCATCTGTTAATGAATGATTTGATGCGTCATGGCCGTGAAAGAGAAAATGCCAGAGGAGCATTTAATGCATATGATTGCTTGCTTGGAGACATCAGGCGTGGAACAATCTTTATGAAAGAAGGACGCGCAATGAGCACACCCACACCCACACCAACACCTCGCACCGACTACGCTTGGGCGCAAACCTTCGACGCAAATACATTTCTTTCAGGCAGAGGTAACGCTGCCAACCAAATGCGCGACGAGTGCGCGACGCTTGAACGCGAACTCACCGCCCTCACCGCCGAGCGCGACCGTAATGTGAGCCATAGACTAGAGCGCGAAAAGGCCGAGGCAGAGCGGACCGATGCGATTTATCAGCGGGTGTGCGAGGTCGAGCGCGAACTTCGCGCCGAGAACGCCACCCTCCGCGCCGCACAAAAAGCCTGTGAGGCGTGCGACGAGCCAACGGCATTTGAGGTGCGGCAGCTCCGCGCCGAACTCGCCACCGAGCGCGAGAAGGTGCGCGTGCTGCGGGAGGCGTTGGAGAATTTGAGAGACGAGCAGAACGGTGCTCCGCTTTACACGCGAGAAGAAGAGTGGAAGCAGGCGATGGATAAAGCAGACGCAGCTCTCGCCGCAACGGAGGGCGCGAAATGAGCACGGAAGAAACCACGCCCACCTGTCAGCCAGACGTAGCGCACGCACGGGCCGAGAAGCTTTCTGGCGCAAGCAACGCGCAACTGTCGCTAATTTGCGGCGAACTCACCGCCAGAGAACTCAGGACAATCCGAGCCGTTCTCGGATTTATTTTGAGAAACACCGAGAAAAACATTGAAGAAGTAAAACAAAACTGAATGATGAACACGATGAAAACAGATATTAAAGAAGCGTTGGATTGCATCAAAGAATTACTTGCTCGCTTTCCAGCCCCGACTTGCTCGGAGCAGGAATTAGCAGTCGAAACCGCTAAGGAGATTCTATTGAAACATGATTGATATAACTGCCACAATGGAGTCGGTGAGGTTTATGTTCAACAAACATCTCAAGAAGATTGACCTATCGGTTCAAACTAAAATAAAGCCGGAAAAAGATTACGCATATAAACCAAGGGTGAGTGACGAGGTAGTGATTAAGGTTCGTAGCGAACTTCAGCGCGGAAAGACACTCATTCAAGCCGCCAAGGATCATGGTATATCCACGACCACGGCACACAAAATTAAGCACTATCACGGTTGCTTTGGAAGAGGGATTTTAGCCAGACAAACAACATGAAAACATCAGAAACATTAACAAAACTCGCACCAGCTTTGCTGGCAGCTCAAAAAACAGTGGGAAACGCTAAGAAACAAGCGACCAATCCTCACTTCAAAAGCAAGTATGCCAATCTTGAATCGGTTATTGAAGCCGTGAAGGAAGCGTTGAATGAAAACGGCATCGTCATCATCCAAACCGTGGGTGAAGTGGGTGCCGGAACGATCTGCGTAAGCACTCGCCTCCTGCACGAAAGCGGAGAGTTTATTGAGGATATGGCATCTGCGCCACTCACCAAGCAGGACGCACAGGGCGTAGGCTCTGCCGTCACCTATCTACGCCGCTATTCACTCGCAGCCATCTGCTCCATCACGCAGGAGGACGACGACGGCGAATCCGCAAAAGACCCGGCAATCACAAAGGCACAACTTGTTGCCATTCAAACCAACGCAGAGAAAAACAAGGACATGATCGAAAAAGCCTTGAGCTACTTCAAGGCTTCTGATCTAACTAAGCTCAGTCAGAGTCAAGCGAACATCATCATCAACAAACTAACATGATTACAGTAAAAATCGACGTAACGAAAATTGACAAGGCATTGCTCTACAAGGGGGCCAAAGGCACCTACCTTGACGTAGTGCTCTTTGAGACGCCAGAGGATAAGTACGGGAACGACTACCGAGTAGTCCAAGGCGTAACCAAGGAAGCCCGTGCAGCGGGAACCAAGGGCGCAATCCTTGGCAACGGCAAGGTGATTGGCGGCAACAGTAAGCCAGCCTTCAACAAAGCGGAGCCGAAGCCAGTGACCAGCGAAGACGTTCCCTTCTGATCGCATAGAATAAATAATGGGTGGAAATACATCCACCCATTATTTCAATAAATACATAGAAAATGAAACAACTAAATGAACTCACAGTCGCAATCTTCATCTTCGTCTGCACAGTCTTCATCGCGGCGTTCCTTATTCTCTCGTCTCGCTGAGATGACAGAAGAACGCAATAGAGCGGATTGCCTTATATCTGAGCTTAGGTTCTTGGCATCAATGATTCGCCATGATGGCGTGTTGCACAACAACGTCGAAATCATCACGGAAAAAGCAGACGCACACATTAAGCGTCGTTGGAGCCTTATGGCTAACGAAAAATCATGAACGGCAAAGGAGACAGTCCACGCAATTTAGGCCCGAAATATCGGGAAAACTACGATAGTATATTCAGAAAAACAAAAACACACAATGAGTCACTGGTACACGAAAAACGGACAAGCAATGCACAGAGTTCCCGGCAAGACAGTTGCCGAGCGGGACACGACGGTAGCGGACGCACGGATCATGGGTTTGCTCCCATCGGTCAGTGGGATTACGAAGATGATGGCGAATCCCGGTCTTGATCGCTGGAAGCAAGACATAACAATTGAATCGGCACTTAAATATGCTTTTCCATTTGCTTATGGGGATATGGATGCTGATAAGCTTTACGCTGAAATCCGAGCAGAATCCAATAAGGTAGCAGGAGCGGCAGCAGACCTCGGGGTGAAGATTCATGCGGCGATTGAGTCCGCATTAGGATGCCAACAATGGGAAAACGAAACGGTTGAGTTGGCTGACGGCAATAAAGTAGAGCTTAAGGAACTCGTTGATCCAGCATTGGCGAAACTAGAAGAACTCGGAATTAACATTGTTGAAACCGAAAAGGTAGTCACTTGCTCATCTCATGGCTACGCTGGACAGATGGATGTTTCCTACGTTAAGGGCGATGTAGCTGGCGTTCTAGACTTCAAGTCCACCAAAACCAAGCCCACCAAGAAGATTGAGGTAAGGCAGGGACAGTGTATGCAGATTGCAGCCTATCACTACGCTTGCTGGGGCATCAAGGATAAGCCGCACTTCCAGCCGAATCACGAAGGAATCAACCTCTACATCTCCACCACCGAGATTGGCCGTGTTGACGTTGTTAAGTATGATTCCGCCGAGCTTGCAAAGCAATGGGAGGGCTTTCTTGCCTGCCTGACGCTATGGCGATTGCAGAATAACTACGATCCTCGCACGAAGGAGGTCGTATGATTGAACGCGATTTGCCACACTCAGATGAAGCCGAGCGCAACGTCATTAGCTGTGTCTTGCTAGACGGAGCGGCAGCACTTGTCACCGCACTTGACTCAAAGATTACAGAAGCGTGCTTTTACGAACCAAAGAACGCCAAGCTTTGGCGTGCAATCATTTGGAACCACAATCACGGCAGACCAATAGAAACAGCAATTGTAATAGATGAACTCCGCAAAATCGACAAACTTGACTCAATCGGTGTTGACCACATCGTCAGTGTTTCCGGTAGTATCCCCACTACGGCTGGTTTTTCCCACTGGCTTGAGCAAGTGCGGGAAACCTACGTGTTGCGGGAACTCATCAAATGCGCCAACGAAGTGCGGGAATGCGCTTACGGCTACAAGGGCAACGTGGAAGACTTCGTGGCAGCAACTTCCCGTATCCTATCCATCCGTCATGCGAGCCAGAAACAAGAAACGCTATCGTCGGCTGCTACTGATGTTTTTGACCTTTGCCAGCGTATTCTTGCGGGAGAAGACACAGAAGTGGATCGCGGCTTGCCTTGGCCTTGGCCGGACTGGAATAAACGCTTTGGCCCAGCGCAACCGGGGGAACTAATCGTCCTTGCGGCCCGTCCCGGCAGAGGCAAATCTAGCGCAGGAAGGCAGATTGCATGGCATTGGAGCCAGAAAGCAGGGGATGTGCTGCTATTCTCAAGGGAAATGCCAGTCTGTGGCCTTCCCCAGCTCTTTGCCCAGAGCCTTAGCGGTAGTAGTTGGCGTGAGTTTCGTCGCAACGAGCTAATTTCGGCAGACTCCGCTACGTTCATTGAGTCCGTCAAGGAAGTGCAGGCAAATAAGAGGATTCACATTTATGATAGAGACAGGACGTTGGCGCAGCTTACGGCTCGCATTAAGGCATTCCATCAGATTAAGCCAATTAAGGGCATTGTCATCGACTACTTGCAACGCTACGACCCACAGCAGGACAGAGGGGAAACCCGAGACGTGGCGATTGGGCGTATGACTATGGCCATTAAGGATGCAGCAATTGAGTGCGGCATCCCCATTGTCCTACTTGCCCAGATTAGTCGCAGTGTGGAACGGGAAAATCGTGAGCCTATGCTGTCCGACTTGCGCGAGTCAGGAAACATCGAGCAAGACGCAGACCGCGTTATTTTCCTTGACGCACCTACAAATACGCCCGATGGTAGTACCCAAGACCTAAACGACGGAGCAGTTAGGCGTATCTTTGTAAATGCAATCCAAGCCAAGGGGCGAGGAGAGGGACAGGATAGAGTCGGGATGATGTTCAATCGTCCCATCACATCGTTTGAGTCAATCGTTCATTCATAATTTAGGGCGCCATCCATCAAGGATGGAAAGCGGTCATGCAACAGTTGATAAACTGGAGCGCAGACTAAGCCACCCTATTCACTTCCCTCCTGTGCTGAATGCGGGTTCACCCGAGTAAGCAGAAATGCTTCTAGGCGCAGGCGGGTTTAAGCGGGGGATCGTCCAATTGAGGATTTCGTGCATTCATACGAAGATGTAGGCAACCCCTACTCCCTCGCACCACTTTCATCATCCCGCAGGGACGTATCTAGCGATGGTCACGACCATCGTTGTGAGCGAGCAAACCCTGCCTTCTGCGAAAGAATTGTTTCGTGGGGTGATGCCTATTTTGTTACTAAACAACACCACATAAAATCAAATGAAACCAAATCGTAAACTTGAAGAGCTTGAAGAATCCTTGATGGAAGATTTCGTGCAGGACATTGGCGGAAGCCAAGACCCTGTTGACCAATTCAAAGCCATTGAACGCTACGCCAAATTCGTAGAGGCCCGATCTGTACGGATTAAAGCCGAACGTGTGGAGGCTTAACCGTGGTAACCAACGCGGGTGGACTTAGATTCCACGTTGAATCCTCAAACAAGGAAGAGGGCGCGTTTTATAATGTTGAGTTCAAGGACCAGAACGGGGAATGCAGTTGCAGAGACTTCGTTGTGCGCTGCAAACCCCTCTACCGTGAACGCAAGAGTGTTGTAGAATATGGAAATCCTGAAAGAACACGATGCAAACATATAAACCAAGTGCTTCTTTTCGTTGCAAATAAAGCCATTATTGGATGTATTAAATGACAAATAAACAAACTATTGATGCAATTAAAGAAAGATGCGAGTGGGCTAGTAAAAACGGTTTTAAGCTGGCTCTATGGCCATTTGGAGATGGGTTCTGCTGGCAATGGAAGCATTCCAATGGAATGTCTGGATGGTCTGGATCAACAAATGCTGCTACAAAAGAAGTGGCATTGTTCTTTGCAACATTAGGAATCCGTGATGGCATCTAATGCTCCAGCAAAGCTACATTGCGGGGGACGGTGGACTGCGGCAAGAAAGCGTGGTTTCATCGTCTCCGCATTGCGCCGCGCCAGTGGAAGATGGGCACCAAAGAACGACGCAAAAGCCGCTGCGCGCATTGCTAGGAACACATACAGATGTGCCTCATGTGCCAAAACTTTCGGCAACACGGACATACACATTGACCACATCATCCCTGTCGTTGATCCCACCAAGGGATTCACAACGTGGGACGACTTCATTACTCGTCTATTTGTGGAAATCAACGGTTTTCGAGCCATTTGCACGACTTGCCACTCCGAAATTACTGCCAAGCAAAGAAACGTCCGTAACGAAAGGTTAGCCAATGAAAAAGTTCGTCATAGTCAGTGACATCCACGGCAACCTTAAAGACAAAACAGCGTGCAACGCAGCCATTGCATTCACTAAGAAATTTAGGCCAGAAATCCGCATCATTGCTGGCGACCTCTGGGACTTCTCAGCCATACGCACAGGAGCAAGTGAAGACGAACGCGCAGTGTCCATGCAGGACGACTTTGAGGCCGGAAAGGACTTCGCCAACGACTTCTTTGGGCGCACCTCAGAGAATGTCCTTATGCTCGGAAATCACGACATCCGCGCATACGACCTACGAGACAGTAGGGATGCTGTTAAGGGCGATTTGGGCGAGCGCATGGTTGCAGACATCAAGGCACTTGCCGCCAAACATAAAGCCAAGCTAATCGACTATGACGCCAGAGATGGCGTTTACCAGCTTGGCGAGCTTAACGTAGTGCATGGCTTCCACTCTGGGATGTCAGCCTGTGCAGCCCACGCTCGTGTCTATGGCAACGTGGTCTTTGGACACATCCACTCCATCGAGAGCTTCCAGACGCCGGGAATCAAGCAGAAGGAGGCTCGTAGCATTGGTTGCCTATGCGACCTCAACCCGTCCTACGTCAACAGAAAGACCGGAAAGCTACGTTGGTCTCACGGATGGGCTTATGGCTGGCTCCACGAAGATGGCACATACGCCATATTTCAAACTAGGGGAGTTAATGGAAAGTTCTACGCACCAACAAATATAGCCGAATACTAACATGAATCCTTGGGCTGAAATGGATAGGATTATCAAACGAATCCCTGAGCCAACGGGATTTGGCTGGTTCACAAAGAGCGAGTTAATGTCTCACTATAAAATGTCAGATGGCGCAGCAACTCGTACTATTCGCAAAATGCTTAATGACAAATTGCTTGACGAATGGAGCGGCACACTTTCAGTTGGAAAATTCGGCAAAAAGTGGAAACTAAAATCAGAAAACAAGGGTAAGTGATATGACATCACAAGAAAATGAGCTGTGGAGACTAAGCGGAGTCGTCAAGTTTGTGCATCAAATCATGCCAGACGGATCACTGAGAGAAACGGAAGTGAATAGGGCTAGGTTTACGGTTCTCTGCCTTGCTCCACGTCCAGACACGCAAGAGGTTGTCCATTGCTGCGAGTTTTACAGCAATGCTCTTGACGGGGCTAGGTTCTTCGTAACCCGTCAATTTTCGGAACATTGGGACGCTCTAGTTGAGCGAGCCTAAATTAAACTAACGACTTCCTCGACTTTCTTCTTGTGAAAGCTTTGCCAAATCTTTCATCAACGTTCCATTGGAATAATAGAGATAGGCTCTTTGCATTGGCTCTTGTTTTAAAGCATTAACAATATCGTTAGATGCTGCAATTTTTCTGGCAAAATTGTTGTCTGTAGCAACATAAACCAAGAAATCATAATAACCACCGCGTGCCGCACGAGCTACACGACGAGTCAATGCAGTTAAACCAAGCGGTCCAAGATTGCCGAGTGGAACACCGGATGCACCAATTATGTTTGCGGCAGTAGATAGTTTTTCAACATTAGCCTCTCCGACATAACCACCCTTACGAAGACTATCTTCAACTTTAGCTACAGAACCAAGAAACTTCTTCATGTCGTCGGTCATTGCTGAACCAGCAACAGTACTCAACCATTTGAACCGCTGAACATCACTTGGGGATTTTGGATTAAAAATGCGACCAAATGTAGCCAAATCAAAAGAACTAGACTCACCGGGAATATAACGTTCAGTACGAACAGCGGATTTCATTTCATCTGACCAAATTTTTCTAGATACCATGTCCGCAAGATTTGAATCATTTTTTCTAAGATGATCCATTGCTTTAGATGCAACCTCCTGCGGCATCTGTTGAAGCAAATGACTAATTGTTCCACGACCAGTAATACCAGCTTCTGCCGTCATAGTATACTTGCCAAGTCCAGAAAACGCACCAATCAAGTCATCGCTGCTGTATTTATCAAACAATTTTACAGCATCAGCTTCATCTAATTTTGCTTTATCAGCAACAGAAACTGCTTCAGATAGTTTCTTTCGCGCACCAGCTTTATCATTAATCGCATCAAGAAGAGCCGCCTGTTTTACGCGAGAATCAAATATTGCACGAGGAATAGCATTTGGAACATCTGGATTGGTCAAAACAGAATCAATTACATCGCTGGTAATTTCAGAAGATTTATAGGGTTTAAAACCCTCTTTCATTTGTTTAATACGTCCAATATTTCCAAATCCAAGCGATTCAACAAATGGAATCATATCGGCAGTTCTTGCCGTATACAACAAATCATCAATGACCCCAACTGGATTTCCAATATTCTTGCGAAGGAAGTTATCACGCATCGAAGCATGAACAGCACCTACGAGCGACTGTCCAACTTCTGGAGAATACTTTGATACACGCGAAACCATCGCATAAAGATTGTTAAGTGTATCTGTATCGCCATTGCGAAGTGATTCAGCAATTGAATCAAGTGACGATGCTTTTACACCAGAAATCCTAAACTGTGGACTAGATGGATCAACAAATATTGGGATATTAAATAATTCACGTCCAATATTGCTGTCTCTAATGTGAGAAATATCTCTATAGAAATCCATTGCGGTACGCAGTGGAGCAGCAGCAGACTTAAGACTTGGTGTCTTTTCAAAGTGACTCATCAATTCATCGCCAATTGCGCGATAGACTTTGCTTGCCGCAGCCTCTGCGGCATCAAGTTGACCGGGGTTGATATTCCCAAAACGAGACGACATTTTGTATCTAAGCTCTTGATATTGCGACCAAGAAACGGAATCCTGAACATCGCCAAACATTGCAGAAATCTGTTTTTGAGCAGGAGTAAGCTCGGCAGACTCACCGCGAACCGCATCCATAATGGATTTGCCATAAGCAGTATCAATTGCCCCGATCTTACCTAGTTGTTTTTCGGCAACAGAAACAATCCTATCTCTTGGAATAACCGCCGTATCTGTAGATAGACCAGTTTTCTTGTATAAAATTCCTGTTATTTCACTAACATTTTTATTTAAACTATTAAGGAGATTGGTTACAATATTTGCGTGTTCAGTAGGGCCAACAGAATCACCCATTAACTTTGCAATCTTTCCATCAGCAGATGCACCAATAGATAGTTCCTCAAGCATTTTTGCGGCATGATCTGCCTCTGCTTTTTGAAGAACAATAGGATCAATAACGTCACTACCCTTTAGCTGATTTAGTGAATCCAGCGACTGTTTTGTTCGCGAACGTGCTTCCATTACAAGATTTTCCGCATCATCAACAAGTGGAACAATCTTTGCGAAACGATCACGCATTGATGCATTATCGGGAACATCACCAAGCCTAGTCCAGAAAGACTTGAAAACAGAACTTGGTGCAGAATCAATGCGAGCGGCAAGTTCCGGGCGACTCTTTGCAACTTCTTTCTCAAGTCCGGCACGTTCTGGAATTAGCATTCCAAATGTAGGATTGACTCCAGCTTCTTCAAAATAACGACGCGATGCATCTATTTCTGAACGATTAGATGCTAGCTTTCCAAATGCAGAAGAAAGAGCATGAAGTCCAACACCAAATCCAAATCCAGTAAATCCTGATTTAAGAGCATTTGAAGCAATAACCGCACCCTCACTGCTTTCAATAGATGCAAGACGATCATCAATTGATTTTTGCTCTTTTTCAGTTCTAAGGGAACGCTCAGTTAGTTGTCCAGAAACAGATGCTCCAGTAGATATTCCACCAAGAGTTAAACCCGCTTTGGAAACTTCTTTAATTCCTCTTCCAAACGCAGGAATTGGAGCACCAGCAAGCACACTGCTCTCAACAATTTGACCAATGCCCCTGCTGGAAAATACTTCTTCTCCTTGAAGGAATCGACGACCAGCGGTTCCCAGAGCACCAGATGCCGCTCTTAACGCAATTGCAGCGGGAAGTCCCATTCCTCCAGTGGCTACGGTTACAGCAATTGGAACACCAACTTCAATAAGAGAACCAGAAACATCTCCAAAATCACGTTCTAGTGCCTGCAACGATGCTTCTGCAGTCTGTTGACGACGACCATATTGATCTTCAGTTAAACCAGTAGTTGTTGAAACATTGCCACTTTGTTGTTTATCATTTGAAATACTACTACTTCCAGTAATAAAACTAGTAAGTTGTTCTGGTGAAAATCCTTTACGACCAACATTAGCTGTTTGCTCAGAACGCGCCATATCCACATATTTAGAAATAACCTCATCTGGTGCCCCAGATTTGGAAAGCTTAGATACGTTGTCGCTAATTTCTTGGTCTGTGGGTGCCATTATTTTTTATTTCCGTTATAATACATATTAAAAAAATCCGTAGAAGATGATGCTGGAATTTCTCCAGAAATCTGCTTTTTCTTTAAATTACTTTGCATTATTTGCTTTTCGTAATCATTATATTCAAGGCGACCAATACCACCTTCTTTTGATGCAAGATTGTTATAAAGTGATAGAGTCTTTAATAGTCCATCACGAACATTCTCTTCTTTATCGGTTGCATAATAAGGAGCAGAAGAATTGATAACAGCGGAAAAATCTTTATCAGAGGTCGTTCCGAGTGGACCACCTCCGGTTGGTGATGAACGTTTAAGTTCCATCAAAGAATTAATTCCAACTGCATTCCTAACTGAATCAACAAGCCTTACATATTGTTGTGTTCTTGTACCAGATAGTGGCCCAATCATTCCGGTCAATGCAAGGGTTCCCGTATTCGCTCCATGATTTAACAACCACAATGCACGAAGAACATTATCTCGGTCTGAGGATATATGATAATTATATGTCTCCGTTGATTCTTTTTCTTTCTTTACCTTATCATCAAGTTTAATGTCTGCCGAACTACCGGGAATTGCTTTGGCTGTTGAAATTCCCGTTTTTGGATCGCGAACCAATGTATAATCAGACGAAAGACTTTTAAGTGCAGCACCCTGCGTTGGATTGGCAAACCATTTGCCAGTTTTCTTATCTTGCTCTGGAATCACTACATAACCAACTGGAAGAGTATTTTCTTTAATAGAGGAAGCCGCATCTTCTGGATTATCAAATCCAGCTTCACGGGTGCGTGTAAGTGCGCCTGCAAGTTGAGAAACTTTGCCAAGTCCATCGGTGCTAATACCCCGTTGAGCAGCATTAATAAGTAAACTTTGTGGATCAACCTTTGGCCTATTTGGATTGCGCAGACCAGAAGGAATTCCTTCATCTGCTGTAAATTCCTTTATAAGAGCAGAAATGATTGTTTCATCTTTAATTTTTGCAGCAGTTTCGGCTTTGAGGGCATTAGATCGTTCAGTAATGTTTACAGTTTCTGCCCCCATTTTTGAAAGGCTACCCTGAGACTTCAAGAAATCAAGATAGATATTTGTGCCACCAATAACTTGCTCATTGGTATATTCTCCAGATGGAGCAGCTCCTTTGTTTTCCAAGAGCTTTTGACCATACTCAGCAGACTTACTCCGGTCAGTAGTGATCTTCTTATATTGGTCAAAATCAGTTTTAAGCTTGATAAATGCCGGTGCTCCACCAGCCGCTTTTAGTCCGAAACGAGCCGTCTTGTCATCAATATCTGGGTAAAGAGTTTTGATAAGCGCAACGCCTTCGTTCTGTGCCTTGCGTTCATTAACGGCTTTACCGACTTTATTCATCACTTCCTCAAGCCCCTTGGCGATTGCTTGAGTTCCGGCTACTTGCATCTGAGCAGCTTGTCCAGACGCTTGCAAGAACGGCGTGTAATCAACAGCCGATAGTTCAGGTCTAATTTGACTGCCAGTTGCAATAGCCATAGTAGTTTATATTAACCTAAACCTTTTCCAAAGAATCCACTGGTAAACCCGCCACCAGCAGCAGAACCAAGACCACCAAGCAAACCGCCAATCATTGCTCCTTGAGCCTGAGCATTAGCCCCGGCAACCTGTGCCTGAGAACCATAAATAGCCGTATTATAGCTTCCAAGATTCTTTTGATTCTGCATAGCCAAGTTCAATCCCGCGTTGTAGTCCACAGCACGCGGCCCAATGGCCTGAGAACCCAATTGCTGGGCCATACCCATCTGTTGAGCACCATAGCCTAGGGCACCAGATTGACGCCCAAGAATGGCTTGGAATGGGTCTGCACTAATAGACCGATTCATGCCAAAAGCCATCTGACCAGCCTGTGCAGCCTCCGCACGACGCCGAGCAAGGATGTCCTCACGCCCCAAAATCTCAGAAGCAATGGTAGATTGATCGCCTACGCGACCACGCGCAAGCCCGCCCTCTCGTGCCGCCTGTTGCGCCCCACGCATTTGCTCAGGCGTAACTCGACCAGAAGCCGCATAGGCAGTTTCCGCCGCTTGTTGGCTCAACTCAGCCATGCGCGTAGAATAGGGGTCAGCAGCACGCATTGCAGCCGTTGCACGCCCGCCATACTTCTCCACGTCACCAATGTCTGCCTGACGTTGAGCAGCAAGCGTCTCACGCTCCAATGCAGCAGATTGACGGGTGGTCGCCTCCTGCAAGCCTAGCAATCCGCCCTGATAGGTCTGCAGGTCAGCTAGATTGAGCGCAGCATATTGAGGCCGAAGCTGCTTCTCAACGTCCAGCATCTTCTGCTGCAACGCCGGATCAGACATCATATCAGCCGTCTTACGATATTCATCCGCCGCGCTAATCGGGGTCGGTGCGGGTGGTGGAGTTGGAGTTTTAACGGATGCCATATTCTTTGATGCTTAGTTTAGCACAGAGCAGACTCGTTGGATAGGCCCTAAACCTATCATTGCAGCCTTTATTACGCATCCATCCTAAGAATGGCAAGTAGTAGGGTGCTTTGCTGACAAACCAGCTTAAAGCGTCCTTACCAGCGGCGTAATGCACATACCAACAGTCGGGGTGTTCTGGATGCCAATCCGACTCCCCAACGTCCTTCCTCACTGGCTTTGCTAAAAGAAGCCTATCTGGAGTGCTGAAAACATACCCTTGGCATAGATAGAACCCCAAATCCTGCTCAAAATCCCATCCCTTAGATTGGTAATAGTCTTTAGCTTGCTTAATAGGGTTCAAACTGGTGTCATCGTAACCTTAAACTCAGAGCCGTCAATAGTAACAAGAAGGTCTCCGCTATTAAACCCAAAGCTAATAGCGTTAGGAGAAACAGACCCAGTTTTTAATTCAACGGTACGACTAGATGCTGTGCCAGAACGTATGATTTGATTGGTAAACGTAGCGTTTCCAACAAACGTGGACGTTCCGGTAGTGGATAAAGTGCCCGTTACGGCGAGATTGCTTGATGTGCTAATGGCTCCCGTAGCCGTTAGCGTTCCACCCACGGTCAAATTGCTAGAACTATCCCAATTTGGATAGCCTGTCGATAGTTTAGTGGGTGTAATTCCTCCGTTTTTTACAATGATTGCTCCCGATGAAAGATCGGTTGTAACCCCGTCAACGGCACCAGAGGTGAAGGTTGAGCTGTCAACAAGATTGCCCAGCTTGGTAGACGTAACTTGTTCAGCGGCGGTGAAGGTGTAACCTTTTAATAGGATTGGCATGGTTTATTGTATCACAGATTGCGAGGCATTTTGAGATAATTAAGTTGTCTGAATGTCATTATCCGCCGTACGCCCACCGGATGAAATGTATGTAACGGTCATTGATGTATTGCTGCTTGGAGCTTTAACATTACCCTGTGCGCGAATCATAACAGCATTTGTATCTGCGTAGATGTCGGTCGTTGGCCCACGAAATGCATTCCCGTAGATTGAGACTGCAATGCAGCTTAAACTGCTTGGGCCGTTGGCGAGGTAGATGCCATAAGTCGTTGCGCCATAAATCATATTTCCTGTAAAGGCCGACTCAAAGCAACGCTCCAAATAGACAGTGTATGTGCCACCGTCGCAAATAAAGTAGCACCCAGAGACGAGAACATTTGCTGCGTTGGAGGCCCACAACGCTGCACTGCCGCTGCCACGGGCGTCGATGTGCGTTGAATTCATGATGAGCTGAGTGCTACGCAGCCCACTTGCCGTGCCTGTGTTTGATCCGGGACCTGTGGCCTGAAAGACCGTGCCCACCGAGTTATTTGCCGCACCAATTAACGTGAAATTTGTGGTTCCAGATGTCTCGATCTGATACCACGAACCAGTCACAAAAGAACCAGCCGTCAAAATAGATGCATCATTAGATGCATAATATACCCCAAATTTAACTTGGATTATAAAGCAACCTGTCACAAAAAGACCTTCCTGATAACTCGGACAGTAGATGCCATATTCCCATGCAAAGAATGAACAGTTTGTGATGGCTAGGTTTACCGTAAATCCAAAAAGTTCAATCCCTTTTCCGGTTCCATTACTGCCCGAGGTCGTTCCGCGAAATACGCAGTCACTAATAACACCATTGTTGGCGGCTGTCACCAGCAAGCACTTTGCCCATGAAGCAACGGTGCCATAATCAAACACCACATTGTGCACATAAAGCTGCTTCTGCTCGTGGCTTGACGTGGTGGGCGATCCAATGGTCTCTATGGCCGTAGAGTTGGCTACACTGCAACTGATACGCAAATCCCGAAACTCATGATTTGCAAAGCTTGCGCTTGATGTAGCCTTCAAAAAGCCGTTAGCCCCTGCCGCAGAGATACGAGAAGATTGACCATCGCCAATAATAACCAATGGTCTAGAATTTGAGATAACCAATCTTGTATTTAATATATATATCCCGCTAGGAACATAAACAACAGCACCAAGAGTTGCAGCTTGTTGAGCAGTGATTGCGGCTAAAAATGCTGCATAATCATCAGTTGAATTGTTTCCGACTGCACCAAAATCCTTAACATTAAATACGTCTCCTTCACGCGCAGCAAAACTGCGAAGAGAAGACCCAGTGGCACTAGGCTTTGATGTTGCAGCACTAATGTCCCCAAGTGAAAGAGTGATTGCTGGGGTTGTGGTTGCATTGGCTACGGTTCCAGAAACACCGTTTGCGGTAGTAACCGAAACCGATGTAACAGTACCAGAACCACCAGTGGGTGTGGCCCAAGTTCCATCTCCACGCCAAAATGTTGATGCACTAGCAGATGTTCCCGAGTTTAAGTTTGTTACAGGCAAATTGCCTGTAACCTGAGAAGCTAAACTAACCCCACTAAGTGTTCCTCCCAGCGTTAAGCTTCCAGTAGAAGTAACGGTTCCGGTAAGCGAAATTCCATTAACTGTTCCAGTGCCGGAAACACTCGTTACGGTTCCACCACCAGTAGGAGTAGTCCAAGTTCCATCTGCCCTAAGAAAATTGCTTGCTCCACCACCAGATGCTGGAGCAAGTCCTTTTAGCGTAGAACTAAAAGCATTAAGGAGTGCAGTAGCTTGAGTGGATGTTAAGTCCTCTGGAGAGCCAGTTCCTGCGGTTGTACGACCCTTAAATGTTGATGTCGCTACATCTGCTAGTTTTGCATTGCTTACAACACCAGATGCAATAGTTGTGGCGTTTCCAACGCTAGTAACATCTCCGGTTAAATTTGCATTAGTAGTTACAGTTGCCGCATTGCCCGTCGTTGAGCCAGATGAGCCGCTAACATTGCCAGTGAGATTTGCCGTAATTGTCCCGGCAGAGAAGTTTCCAGATGCATCGCGAGCGACAATCGCAGAGGCAGTATTTGCCGATGTTGCCGTGGTTGCACTATTGGAAACCTTTGAGGCTGTTGAAATCGTTGCAAGTTTAGTGTCCACAATGGCCGCACTTGCGTTAATATCGGCGTTTACTATAACTCCTGCTGCAATGGATGTTACAAACGATCCATTTCCACTACCCGTCACGTCGCCCGTTAGAGAGATTGTCTGATCGCCAGTATTGCTGCCGCTAAGTGATAAACCACTATCTTTAATTAGCTTTCCGGTTGTTCCGTTAAAGAATACAACTTTGTCATTAACGGAAGATGAAGGTCCAACTACATCTCCACCACCGCCACTACCAGTAGAGTTAATGGTGATTCCATTAGACCCACGGCTAATAGTGACGTTGGTTCCAGCGACAAGATTAACCTTGGCATCATCAACCATCTTGTTGAGACGCAAAGCCGTATCCTTCTCAGAGGCCCAATCTGCCTTAGAATCGCTAAACGTATAACCTTTAGTGATGTCTGACATTATTCAGCAGAGATAGTCCCACCATTTTGCAACGCACTAGAAATCTTGATAGATCGAATTTTTGGTCTTCCAGATGTAGGTGTAATGGTTAATTGACCACCATATCCTCGTTTATTGCCTAGTCTTCCACGCAGAGACAAGTCTTCTCCAGATGCCAAACTACTACCATAAATGCTAGAAATATCACTTAAATCAACGATTGAATCTGGATTTTCAATCTCTAGCGATAGAAGAGCATCAGACTGCACGTTCGTGGCACTTTCAACATGAAGTTCATAACTGTTGAATCTCTTCCTATCCATTGTTGAGTAGGTGTATTGGCGAGTAGTCAAAATTGAGTTTATGTTCTGATATGCGGGAGATGTACCAATCCCAAGACAAAGATAGTCTTGATAGTCATTTTGTCCATTATTAACAACCTCGTCAATCATGTGAATGCCGCCATCCTTGCTAATAACGTGAAGTCGATTGGTTGAACCAGCTCCAGACCTAACAAACCCAATAATATTCCACTTATCACTATTAATTGTGTCAATAGACTCCCATCCTTTATTAAGGAAATTATAGACTAAAATAGTATTATTCACCGTAGAACTATCTAATGGAACAGCTAGATAGTAACGATTATTGTGATAGATACCAACGCAATTGGCAGCATACAATTTATTTATCCGAGACATTATTGGATTAATAGCCTCTGACAATGGAACGGTTGCACCACGCAAATTGTAAAGTTGATCGAAATCTACGGCATAAACTCCATTGTCAGATAGGAAGAAAATCTGATTTCCAACCTGAACAATTGACTTGCGAGCAACAGCCCCAACTTCACGGGTGATTTCCTGTACAGAACTATTTCCCAAATCTGCACCAACGCCACGAATCAAATGAATGGAATTACGAGCAAAAACAACTAGAGAGTCCTCTGCAAATGGCTGTAATCCAACAATATAATCTGCACCACCAGATGCAATTTTGAACTGATTTAGAATCTGGTCGTAGGTTTGACCGTCTAGGATATCTGAAGCAATAAGCTCATCCTTAACATTTCTAGACGTAATAATTGGACTTGAAGATGTTCCCGCCATTGTGTAATTAAATGGCATCCACAAGCGACGCTGGTGATGGATTGCCCAAGGCGGGGCTGGCATATGCGTAAATCCAAGACCAATTGACTGACGTTTACCAACAGAAATAGTCGCACCAGCAATGTCTTTAGCATCTGCCTTAAATAGAAATGTGGTAGCCGTAACCTCGTAAACTCTATATTCTGTAAGTGGATTTAGATCGGTATCTCCACCATTGCTCAACATCACCAAGTCTCCGGACTCAATTAAATGTCCAGATTCCGTCACTGTAACAATGCCATTAGAAATAGCAGTGTTTCCTGCTGTGTCATAAACCAGCGGTTGAGTGTAAACACCACGATTAACAAGTTCAAATGAATTATTTATAGTAGCCGATGAAACTACCCATCCGCTCTCGTTGCTACCCGTATTAGTGTAATGAATCTCAGTGTCAGTAACACTGCTAACTACAAACGTACCATTAGGATTAGTTCCCGTGTAACCAGTAATTCCAGAAACAACAATTGTGTCGCTTTTCTGGATGTTGTGATTGCTTGCAAGGGTGATGACAACTTCGTTCGACTGACGAACTATTGAAACAGTTGTCGGAATAAAACCGTGCCACACAAATGCAACTTGACCATCACGGAATATGATTAGATTATCAAATGCTTGTAACACCGTGCAGCTAGAATCCACCGTATAGCCAGTGGGATAGCTGATAGTTGTGGCAACAAGCGTAGAAGTGTTTACAAATTTAGCAGAGCTATTGGTCGCCAAGACAACATACTCAGAAGATTGGCTGTTTGGATCAGAATATATTCCGGTTCCATAAATTGCATTAACCGCACCATCATTCAAATTGAATGGAAGATTTATAGGAAGAACTGGTGCACCGGCTCCAGATGTAATCGTGGCAAAGACGTTGCGATAGCCCTTGCGTGTTTGCCAAGAGCCATCCAAGTCCATCCGACCATTTTGGCTTACGGCAACTTCACCCGCTTTAAGCTGGTCAGGACGAAGACGTTGATTGAGACTGGCAAAAGCCGTGTCTCCATCGTCAATTAGCTGACTATCAAGCCGACCGAATGAGGCATATCTTGGCATCGCGTCATTCTACCACCCTTAGCGAACAGTTTTGCGTGCGTAATGAACACCTTTAATGGTGCCCTTGTTCTCTGCCGCGTAAAAGACTTGTTTGGCCTTCTTTGGGCCATACTCAGACTTCATGGCGGCAAAGATTGCCTTACCCTTTTTAGTGAGTGGCATTACTTGCAGGACTTGCGGTTGGTGCAGCCATTTCCAGACATCTTACCGCCCTTGCCATATTCCATCTCACGCTCACGCTTGCCTTCGTTGCGTTCGTGCTTCATCATTTGCTTCTTAGACTTGTACTTCTCGTTAGGTTTGCTCATGGCTTAATTTTAACATCCCCATGCGCGCCTGCTCCAATAGTTGGCGGATAGCTTATTGTCTGTGCCCTTGATACCACCAGACCTAGCGCAGTAGGACGCCTTATGAGCGGCAGAAGACTTTTTAATAGTCATATTGGCATCACCAAAACGAACTACTTTTGACTTACCATCCTGACAAGCGCGAACAACCGACTTCTTACCGCCATGAACATCTCGTCGGGGCTTATTACACGGAAGATTACGAGGGTTCATTCTTATTGTTGCGATAGCGCGCAATGATTGAGTAGATACCAGCGGTAACGGCCAGCAGTGAGGCAATGATTCGCAATGCCCAATCTAGCTGTTCCTGCCAAGCGGCAATGGAAGATGATGCGCTAACTACGGCAAGAATGTCGCTAAAAGAATTTCTGGAATAGTTCATTTTACATTCCTAATTGCCATTTTGTATTCCGTCCTCACTCCAAACCAATATCCCACGGAAATAGAGAACATCCCAAATGTAGACGTAATAATGAAGTTCATTAGTTCTGGCTGTTCATTGCGATAGCAAACTGATAGCACAGTGGAGCTAACCCAAAGAGCCAAGGTGAGGCCGGGACGAAACAACGAAATGATGTCCGTTACAATGCTAGAACTTGGACGAAGAGCAGCCTGAGCATCAATAGCCTTTCCAAATAGAACTCCATTCGTTTCTTCCGTTGTCTGGCGTAGATTGATGTCTGCTTTCTGTAGGTCAATTTGAGACACAACTTTAAGCTCCTCCATCTTCATCGCGTGATTATCCTTCGCCTCTTTCATGGAGAGCCATTTCTGGAAAATGGCCCCCCCAAGTCCTAAGACGCCACCTAACGGACCAGCCAGTAATGTTGAAAGGTCCATAAGTGATCGTATTTTATGCTTTATTGCCCGATTATGGGGTTAATGACTATTTCGCTATCTATTAGGAGGCCCATTAAACACCCATTCCTTGCGTTTTAAGACACTTTATCCGCGAACTCGACCACTTTGTCGTCTTTTGGTTCTTTTGGCTGAATTTCGGCTAGAATCTGTTCCGCGCACTTCTTGAGCAAATCATGCTCGTCGGCGGTTAGGCCAGCACGACGGCTGGCGTTATAGAGGTTGTTTAGAGCTTGAATTGTAGGCATCCGAGAAATGGTTAATCTGTAAATTAAGAAGTCAACTGTTAAGAATCCAAATTCAGACTAAATTAGTCTACTTTTTATTAAACAAATCAAATAGACTCTTGGCCTTCTCCTCTAAAACTGACACCCGTAAATCTAGTTTGCTTAGTACAATTATTAGCGTAATCATACCCAGAAAAATAGGCCAACCTTTAACAAGGATTTCAATTGCATCCATGTTAAAGGCTACCGGACGCAAGGGTTAGCACTAACCCAAGCGCAAGCACCCCAAGAAACAATGAGCGTTGTAGGCTCACTAAATTATTTCGTTACAAGAGCAAACCCCGCATTGACGGCGAGCACGCCGGCAAACGTCGCGTCATCAGTCCACGCGGCACATTGCTCTGCCGTCGCAGGCACAAGGCCCACAGGCATGATTTCCACGTCCTGAGCGTCGAGGAGGTGGCAGTCGGCTACGGCGGTTGGCGACGTGTAGTTGATATAGCGGATTTCAAACTGAGTTCCGACTTTAGGGGCTTTTGGAGACCCAATTGTGTAAGGTGCGATTGGAATAGTCATGGGTGTGTGAGATTAAACGGAGGTGATGGTTTCGTAAGCGATAGCTCCACCGACGCGGAGCTTGTTGAGCGTGGTGTCGAAGTAGATCGCGCCTTTAACGTAGGCGGGAGCGGCTGCGGTAGTGGCTTGCTTTGGGAAAATAACGCCCGAGAAGGTTGCGGATGTGCTCGAAATCTCAAGTTGACCCGTTGGCGT